CATTTACTTACACAGATATTTAGATTGTTTACTCAGTCAGATGTTGATGTTGCTTCGGGCTACATTGATAAGTACATGCCTATCTTTAAGAAACCTGAAGCAAGAATGATGATGAGTTCTTTTGCTAACATGGAATCAATACATCAAGATGCTTACAGCTTACTACTTGATACAGTAGGTATGCCTGAAGTAGAGTATAAAGCTTTCTCAGAGTACGAAGAGATGGCAGATAAGCATGACTATGTTGGAACTTTTAAACCTCTTAAATCTGACAAGAGAACTATAGCTAAAACCTTAGCAGTTTACTCAGCGTTTACAGAAGGGTTACAGTTGTTCTCAAGCTTTGCAATCTTATTAAACTTTCCAAGGTTCGGTAAGATGAAAGGTATGGGACAGATTGTTACTTACTCTATTCGTGATGAGTCAATGCATGTTGAAGCTATGACTAAGTTGTTCAGAGAGTTTATACAAGAGAACATAGAGATATGGACAGATGATTTTAAAGCAGAGCTTTATCAAATCTGTAGAGAGATGGTCGAGCTTGAAGATAAGTTCTTAGACTTAGTGTTTGAGATGGGTGACCTTCCCGGATTAACTAAGAAAGATATGTATGCTTACAATAGATACATAGCTGATAGAAGATTACTTCAGTTAGGATTAAAAACTAATTATGACCAGAAAGAAAATCCTCTTGGATGGATTGATGAAGTCATGGGTGTTGAGCATCAGAACTTCTTTGAAGGTAGAGCTACTTCTTACATGAAAGCAGGACTTAGAGGTAAGCAAGACAATGTAACCTTTACAAGTTTAGAGGACTCTAATGATTAATAAGAACGAAGCAAACTTAGTAAGCTTTAAAATACTTTTAACTAGAGATAACAAAATAGTAACAGAGTTTAGTATGTTACCCGAAGATAAAGTTGATGAGGTGTTTCCTTTAGAGGATAGACCTTTAGTGAAAACAATACTTAGACATGGTAAAGGAAAGATGGGTACTCTTCATGAATACTTTCAGAAAGAACTTAGTGCTTTGCTGTAGTATAAATAATTATCTCGTCCTTTTTACCTTTAACTTTTATAGGTTCTAAATATTGCATAGGTATGCTACAGTTCAAAGCTGTGGTATACCCTATGACTAAGTCTTCTCCTACTTCTTTAGTAGAACTTTCTAACCTAGCTGCTAAATTAACAGCATCACCAATAGCAGTATAATCAAATCGTGTATCACTTCCTAGGTTACCTACCACTGCCTCTCCACTGTTTATTCCAATACCTATCTCAATACCTAAATCTGCTTCTGCCATATCTCGTTGTATTTTCTGGGCTGTTAGGACTGCTTTGGTCTCATGGTCTTCAAGGTCTATAGGAGCATTAAAAATTGCCATCATGGCATCCCCGATATACTTGTCAACCATTCCGCCATACTCTTGAACAGCGTTAGCTTGTATAGTTAGTGTCTTGTTCATTATGTTTGCAACCTCTTCAGGCTCTAGTCTTTCTGACAAACTTGTAAAGCCTCTAACATCTGTAAATAAAAACGTACATCGTCTTCGTTCTCCACCTAACTTTAAAAGCTCCGGATTATCTTGTAATCTTTTCACCTGTCTAGGGTCAAGGTAATGCTCAAACTGTTTCTTAATCTGTTGTCTTAATTGGAATTGAGTTCTAAAGTTTAAATAGAATTGTTGAGTAGCAATAAGTGTCATACTTATTATACTCCATGTAGAATCTATTAGTATATTACTAGCAACTAAATTATATTCTAAATATCCCACGCCTGTTAATAAAACTAAGAATGATACAACTCCCTTAGTGATACCTAGATAATTGATTGAGAGAGCTGTCAGTAAACCTGAGACTATTAATAATAATAATTCAACAAACAATCTATAGTCAGGTATCTGTGGTGTATTCATTAACATACTCTCAGATAAAGCTGCTTGAATTTTATGTGGCTCTAACAATCCGACAGGGGTTGCAAGTTGTATAGATATTCCTTTAGCAACAAAACCTACAAATACAAATTTAGATTTAACATCTAATTCTTTTAGTGTTGTCTGTGGTGTATCAACCCAACTTACCCACTTACGACCAAGGCTATCTGTAGAAATGGGAGGGATGCCTCTAACTCTAACCTGTTCAATTCCATTCTGATTTGTTACAATCTGATAAGTCTGACCACCTCCTAGTATTTTTAAAACTTCTGTTCCAAACGAAGCTACCCACCCATTATTAGTTTGCTGTAGTAAAGGTATACGCCTTACTAAATTATCTACGTCTACTGGGGCAGATATTGCACCTTGATTTGCTGATTGTTTTAATACATCTATGTTCTCTAAAAAGCCTTGAGCTTTAGGTAAAGATACTATTGGTCCTTTGATAACTGTGCCTACTGTAGGAGGATACAAGCCGTTAGGTATTTCCGGCATAGCTATTACACTTGGAGAGTTTGCAAGTTGTATAGAGAACTCATCGTCTCCACCCATTCTATCAGGATGTGGGAATAACATTACCCATCCAACTCCTAGTGCACCAGCATCCATTATATCTTTGTGAATCTTTGCAAGTGTTTCTCTAGGCAGGGGATATCCTCCCTGTTCGTCTAGGTATTCTTCGTCTATGTTTAGGATTGTAAAGTGACCAGTAGGTTCTGGTACGGTAACAAGAGCATCAAATGTCTTGAGTCTTAAAACTTCTAATGGGACGGCATTAAATAATAAAGGTAAGGTAAGTATACCTAGTAATGTAAGTGCCCACTTCATTTTATATACTGATAATTACTATGTACTACCATCAACAAAAATGGATTTACATAACTCATTTCTTTTTTATCAAATCCTAATATTATAATAGGACCCATTATACTTTTAAGTAATATGAGTTGTGCTATACTAGGCTTACTTCCTAGCAAAGGATTTCGTTCTGTAGTGTATGTTTTTTTTAATCCTTTTCTAGTTGTGTAAACATCTAAAACATTTAAAGTCCAAAATGTTATTGTTTGTATTTTTGTAGGTGCTTCTCTCCACTCTAGAGGTTGTAAAATTTTTACATCAGGAACATATACAGCAGGTTGTTTGGGTATTGTTAAATTTAATTCTGCACTTACTTGAAAAGATAATAATAATAACAATAAATATCTCATGTTAATCCCCTTGTGTTATAGTAATAGTAGAGTCACCACCACCGTTAACTAATATCTGTGTACTCTTTCCGTTCTGTATCATGACAACTGTATAAGCGTTAGACTTTTTTAAGTCTAGCTGTATAGTATCTTCTAATTGTTTATAGAATGTTATGACGCTGTCTGTCATAAAGGTATTAATTTGAGTGCTACTATCATAGCCAAGCTTTGTTCCTTTTAAATCCAAATCAGTCTTTAGTAAAGTTTCTGTTTGCTCTAGCTCATTTACATCTTCAATAAAGTCTAACAAGTCTTCTAAGAAGTTAACATCTAGATAGTTTATGTCAAGCTCTGTAAATTCTAATTCATCCTCAGCCAAATAATCTATTTCTAAATCATCAAACTCAAGGAAGTCAGCATCAAGAATATTAGTACTGCTCCCTCCATCTTGTCCCTGCTCATTCTTTTCTTCCTTTGGTTCTTTTACGATTAACATGTTATCAATCAACTCTAAAGTAAGGTCAAGAATAACTGGATTAGTGGGTTTAGTTTCAAACATAGAGACAGTAGTAGCCTGATAAGGCTTGTTAAGAACTACTTGTCCCATGGCTGTAGCAACAACAATCTCCCCACTAGGTAGACCATCGTTGTCCGGTAATAAAATAATTAAACTACGACCTAGTTCGTCTACAGTCACAGTAAAATCAGTACCACGAATTCCGATTGTGGCACTAGGTGTATTGATAGTAATGTTTTCTTTATCTATCGTAGCTAACTTACCTGTAATAAACCTTGCAGTTCCACTAGCAAATGTCAAAGCCATCTTAGACTTACTAGGGTCAGGGTCATAGATAAATTCGTCTATGATTAATTCAGAATGCTCAGTCAATCTAACTTGGCTGTCATCCAAAAAGGTAATGCCCAGTCTCCCGTTAGAAGTCTGGACATTGTCGTAGCTGTTAATGTCTAGGGTTAGAGAAGCTTTGTAGGTGTCATCTCGTACAACCCTACCTTCTCCATTCAGTTCAGTTATGTTGCCTATATTAGCAACCGACTGCACTTCCCCCGTCATTTTGAATGACACAAATAGTACCATTACTGCCAGTAGATGTGATGCGTAGCCAGTCATTATCGATAGTGCTCAATTGATTAATGTTGAAGGTTCTAGAATTACCTGTTTGGTTTAACTTAAAGTATCCACCTGCGTAGCCTTGACCTGTAAAGTTTACAACATTGTCATTACCATCAACGGTAACATCATTAGTTGCATCAGCATTATTGATATTAAAATCAAAAGTATTACCATCACCGGTAATAACCCAATCAATATCTGCATTACTAGCCAAGGATGTAGTAGCTAAATCTAG